CATATCAGCGGCGGCGACCTGATCGTTCGTCAGCGTCAGAATGTAATCGCCACCTGCTGCCGTGGTCAATGCTTCGCTGGTGATCTTCCCAGCCATCTTGTTCAGGGTGGCTGCACCAGCCGTTGCTGTTGCTGTTCCGCTATCAAGATTTAACGCAGCGCCAGCACCGAACGTTACCGTGCCAGTGAACGTCGGTGACGCCAATGGGGCAAACAGCGATGCAATCAGCGTCTTGATGTAATCGACCGTGATGTACCGATTCGCCCCGGCACGTGCAACCGGTAGCCTGTCGGTCAGGTCGGCGGTTACTCCGTCAGTCAACGCGCTAATTTTGGTGTCAGCCATGTCTGTCCTATTCCAAAACGATCAGCGATCCATCTTCCATGAGCACGTTGTTCGTGTTCTCAAGCAAAAGGCTGTCGGTTAGCAAGGCGTGCGTCCAACCGAGACATCCGAGCCAGACATTGAGCGCCAGCCCGAGCATCAGTACATCCCTTCGATTCCCGTGGCGGTTGTACCAGTCGTCCAGATGCGAAGCGCTCGGAGCGCCCGCGTCTCGCCCGCCAGGAAGGCGCATACCGCATCTACACCATCAACTCCGGTGATCTTGACATTGCCCGCACCGGACACACGAATCGCTCGGGTGGCGATGGCAAGATTCACGGTGTCACTTTGCGCCGGTGTGAACACCCCCTGCGCAGGCGAATCAAGGCCAGAAACACGATCTGCAAACAGGTCGGTCATGATTACGCGATCCGGTAAGTGATATACGTGTCGGCCGCAGTCTTGCGAGTGCGCCACAGCGACGAATAGCCCATGATGCCGCCAGTACTGGCGTGCAACGACTGGACAATCGGGTTGCCAACGATAGTGTGACCCGTCGCTGCCGTGACGGTGATCGTGTCCAGCGCCGCCAAGGCGTTATTGATTAGGCACCAATCGAAGCTATCATCTACCTCCATCGTCAGGCCCGCGTCGATCAGTGCGCCAGTCGGCAGCGTGTACGCGGCAGTTGCGCCGGTTGCTGTCGGGGTCGCGTTGATGATCTTGGTCAGCAGTTCCGCGATGGTCAGCGTGTTTGCGACAGTCTTGACGGTCGGGTCGGGTTGCGCCGCAACGTCATAACCCTGATTGCGCATGTATCCGCCGGATTTGACGACCATCTCGTCGCCACCCTGTTTCTGATAAACCTTCACGTTGTAGCTTGCGTCGCTCATGGCGCTCTCCTGAATTTGGAGCGGGGCCGAAGCCCCGCCGAGTTATTACGATGCTACGCCGAGGCCGAATGCGGAAGCGATCACGGTCGCGTCCTGCGTGGTCGGCTTGTTGACCGACTTGTACTGGATGGCGATGATACCACCGATAATCGCATCGGCAGTGGTGCGGGTCAGACTGCCGAACACGTAGCGCAGGGCCGGCTTGTACACGTCCACCATCAGCACCTTGCTGTCAGCAGTTGCGGCGCCAGCGGTGAACGCATCGGTCGCCTTCTGCGTCACCGGGGTCGGGGTGCTGACGCTGTTCGCGCTGTTACCCTTGACGGTCAGCGTCAGAACGCTGGTGTCGGCCACGTCGCCGGTCAGGGCGATGAACATCACGCCTTCGTAGCCGGACATGTCCAGTACGTCGGTGACGAGTTCGGTCTGTGCCGCAGCGGCGGCGGCTTCGACCACGGTGATCTTGATGTCTTTGCTCAGATTCATGTCATTCTCCTTGAAGATGGGGCGACTCGCGCCGCCCCGTCAAATTTAGCCAAGCTTCACGCGCGAGAACGCTTCGGCCAGAACGGGCATGCCGTCAGTCGAGGCGCGCAGGATATACCCGGTCTGATCGGTTTCCGCGTACAACTCCCGAACCACCTGAATCTGCACATCCAGCGCGTCGGCGATCCAGTAGTTTGAGAAGTCACCCAGGATACCAACGTACAAGCCGGTGGTGAAGGTGTTGGGCGCGTACTCGGACATCATGATCGGACGACCCAGCAGGCGATCCGGCTCACCGTCGCGCACCGATTCGCGCCACAGGTATTGGCCTTCGCCGTCTTTCAGCTTGGAGATTTGCTTCATCGCGTCGCGGTGGAAAATCCAGTCGGCACGGTTCCAATACTGACCTTTCAGGCTGTACTTAGCTTCCAGCAGGCCGTCCACCATGATCGAGGTGGCGGTGTTGCCAGTGGACACGTCGCGCGCGGTGGTGACACCGTTTGCTGACGCGGTGAACAGGCCGAGCGGCTGGTTGGAGCCGGAGCCGGTCAGGAACGCCTTTTCCTGAGTGACGCCGCAGGTGTATCCGAGGCGATCACGGACAAGCGCGTCAGTGCTCGTAACCATGCGCAGCAGCTTGTTAGACACCTTCAGACGTTTTGCCAGCGGGTGAGGGTTCAACTCACGCTTGCCGAACGACATGGTGCTATCCTCGCTGCCGGTTGCCAGTTCGGTCGTCCAGTTGGAATCAGCAGGATTCGCCGCGAGGGTCGGAACGCCCATCGACGCGGCGGATGCGACGCGGAACTTGGTCGCACGTTGGCGGATGAATATCATGTCATCCACACCCTTGATGAGTTGATTTACCCATTGTTGCGGCGCAGCAGTGAAGCCGCCAGCAGTGTCGCTATCAACCTGCAATGCGCGAGCCTCGTCGCGGGAGAGGCCCGTGTGGCCTGCGAGCAGCAGCTTGCTGAACGCGGCACGATACTCGTCGGAGTCATGTGCGCCACGCGCTTCGGGATCGACGGTGCGACCATCGGTGGAGTCACGCACGGCGTCACGGCTGCGCAATGCAGCAGCCGCAGCTTCACGCTCGACTTCGACCTGGCGTTCTTCACGCTCGATCTGTCCGCGCAGTTCTTCCTGCTTGGCGAACAGTGCCGTGTATGCGGCGTCCTCTTCCTTATTGACCGAGCGCTTTTCGGCGTCAGCCTTGTCCAGAATGGCACGGGCGTCGGCCACCGCTTTACCGCGTGCTTCGCGGAGTTCTTTCAGTTTTGCGCTCATTTGCGTCTCCTTCAATGGGAACATTCCGCCTCTCGGCGTGTGCTCAATTATCGCCCGGACTTAGAACACCTTTCGGCATCCGCTGTCCGGGCGAACGGAGCGGAGTGCCAGAATCTTGTCACACCGTCGCGTCAAGCTCCAAACGACGACGCATGATGTCATTCTGCCACAACTGGGGCTGCGCGCTGCGGGCCGCTTCGAGCGAACGCGCCGCCACGTTAGTCTCGGGATACGCCGGATACGTGACGGGCGACACGTCGAGCAATTCACATTTCAGCAGCGTGCGGATCATCTCGCCATCCACGTTTTCCCACGAATCTTCGATGGTGTAGAACCCGAAGCTGCATTGAGACACGTCGCCGCGCTCGATTGGAGCCATAACCATGTCGCGCACAAGCTGCGTCTCGGGCATGTCCACCTCGAAGTGCAGGCCGACATCATCTTCCATCAGGCGCAGAGTGCCGGACTTGTTGCGGCCAAGCACGATGTTGGCGTCATGGTTCCACAGGGCGCGCACGTCGGCGTCGAGCAACGACTTTCCAAACGCGCCTGGCGCGATGCGTTCACGAAATCCGCCGAGGTTCTCGGACATGGAGTTGAAGCGCGCGGCGTAACCGGCGATCTTCTTCGGCTTGCACGCGTCCGTCTCTGGCGGCATTACGACGCGGAGTTCGGCATTGGCAAATCGTTCTTCACGCTGTTTATCCATAAAATCCTCGCTATTTTTCGCACCGTATCATGGATTTTCAGGTTCAGCAAGCGGTTCTTTCACAGCGGGCTTCGGCGCGTCAAGGCCTATCTTGTCGATGGTGGTCATGTTGATCTGCACCAGATGCTTGTCCATGTTTGGCTCATCACTTCGGTTCATACCCTCACCGACGCGCGCGTCGTTGCCGGTGGCGATGCCGGCCGCGCGCAGCTTGCTCCAATACTCCGAGCGGGCCTTGCTGTCGCCGCGCATCAGGCCATTGAGGTCGAACACGATACCGTGGGTCTTGCTGGAACGCCCGAATAGCAGGTCGCGTTCCATCGCCTCTTCACGGCGGATAGCACCTGGGCGGACGGTATTCATCACCCACTCGATGCCCTGAAATTCGATATTGTTGTTCGTGCTCCTGTCCAACTCAGACAGCATGTGCAACGGCACGCCGAATATGCGCGCAATGTCGGCGATGGAGAATTTCATCGTCTCAAGCAACTGAGCGTCCTCGCTAGTCATACCAAGTTGCTGCCATTCAAGCCCGTCCTCAAGCAGCGCTGTCTTGCCGGTGTTCGCCGCGCCTCCGAACGCTTTGTTCCAACTTGACAGAACGCGCCCACGCGCGGTGTCGTCCTTTAGTGACTTTCCGACGGGGAATTTCAGCACGCCGCCGAGGCGCGTACCGTTTGCGAACAGCCGCGCACTGTGTTCCTGCGTCGCCATCGCCAGACCGATAGCCTCGCGCCCGGCTTGCGCAATCGGAGACAGCGGGGTCACGCCATCCGTGTCGAGCGTAAGGCCGTGCATGTAGTGCATCTCGGATTGCAGGATGATGCGCGACGGGCCGTCGGCGGGCGTGTACTCGAATGCCAGATTACCGTCGGGAGCGCGGAACGGACGAACGTGGTCGGGGTGTAGCGGGACAAGTTCGGATATTGCCGAGCCGCCCGTCGAGACAATCTCAGAGTAGCAGCGGGCGCGCAAGGCGAAGTGCCCAGCCATCATCTCGCGCCACTCGAACGATGTCTGCCAGCGGTTCGGACGGCGGGAGATTACATCGTGCAGCGGATGGTTCCGGTCGAGCTTCTTGCCACCGTCATCCTGCCAGCGGTACACGCCGATCGGCAGCGACCCATACGTCTGCGCCAGTATGCTCACTGCGCGATACACCGCAGTCACGCGCATGGCACTGTCCGGCGTGACGTTCATACCTGCGGACGACCGCGCACCCATGCCGAGCCAGTCGGCCACCACCGGATCACGGGGTGGGCCAACGACGCCAGATGTGGCTCGGGTGGAGAAGAAAAGGCTCATCTTAGTTTTCCGTCAATCATCACGCGTACAAAAACATGGGTGTTCCCCACCTTTTCCGCAGAGGTCACAGTATCCAGCCATAGCTGCACTAACAAACGCCACGCGAAAATCAGAATCTTTTTCGCGGAACAATGTCGAAACGGATTCGAGCAATTTACGCTCACCATCTGTGAGAACGATTTCTTCATCGAAGCGGTCAGTGATAATCATCGACCGACCCTAACCGCAGCAGCGATGCACAGCACGCCAGCAACGATGACACCTGCGGGCAAATATATCATTCCGGCGCCGATTGTCAGCAACAACGCGCCCGCGATACCTAGAATGTCAGCCAGCATGTGTCACCTCGAATGGACAGAATTGCGGGGAGGGTAGCACTGTGGGCGAGGTTGTGCAAGCGGTCATTGTCTGGCCGGCCAACCGTCGTTTCCGATTATCGGACGTGCGCGCACGCCATGCAGTCGGTCGTGGCAGTCTTTGTTTAGCGACACAAGATTGTCGAGCGCGTCCATTTGCGCGACAGTCCACCCGCGACGTTCTGCATCAGCCTTGCTCACGATATGATGGACGTGGTTTGCCACCAAACGCCGACCAGCGCACTTGTCGCATTGGCACATGCCGAAGTCCCTTCGCAGCGCAGCTTC